GGCGCATGTCGTGGCGTGAGCGTTTCCGCGTACTTTGGACGGGTAGGGTGTATCTGACGCTTCTTACGTTCGGCCAGCCGCTACAGCCGCAGAAGATTCAGACCACGCCGCCGGAGGCCCGCGCATGACCGACCAAACCCACATAGCCCAGCAGCCCGACCTCGCCGCGATTCGGGAGGTGATTCGAATTGCAAAATTCATGGGCCAGTCTGTGATAGCCGACAAACTCACCCTCGCCCTACAGGGTGGTTGATTTACTACCACGATGTGATACAGTCTGCTCTAATCATCACACCGAGTACGATCATGAAAGACCAGAAGTTCGGCAAGCTGACGCTCCTCGAAGACTTCACCCGGGACGGTATCCGCTTCGGGAAAGTCGAGTGCACCTGCGGCACGCGCAAGACGGTGCCCATGTACCGTCTGCAGGCCGGTCAGGCGAAGTCCTGCGGCAAGCGCAGCTGCCGCTACAACGGCGTGCCCGAGAGCGCCACGCGCGGCGCCAAGCGGCCGTACGGTCCGCGGTCTGTGACGTGGGCCACACTGGACCGGATCCTGAAGGATCACGCCAAGGACAAACTCACGCTGAAAGAGATCAGCGAGAAGTACGCTGTGAGCGTGCCGCTGATCACCTACTACGCCCGTCGCACGCGGGCGCTGGGTGGGCTCGAAGCCTACCGCGCACTCGTTGAATCCACCCACACCAAGGAAAACTCATGAGCAAGATTTTTGTCGTACGTTCCGTCGCCTCGAAAGACCCGCTGCAGATTCAGGCCGACGGCTGGGAGTTGAACGGTGCCGCGCTGCACCTGTTCAATTACAAGCCCGACAAAGCCGACCTGTTCACCGTCGCGGTGTTCGCGCCCGGTGCGTGGGCCACGTTGGAAGAAGTGGATCTGGAGAAGGCGATCGCAGCTGCGGAAGCGCAGGCCGAAGCGGACAAGGCACCGCAGATCATCGTTCCCAAAAAGCACTGAGGACCGCAGGCATGGCCTACGAAAAAGGTGACTACGAGAAGTACCACGCCAGCCCGCGCATGAAGAAAGAACGCGCCGCGCGGAACAAGGTGCGCAATGAGGCCGAGAAGAAAGGCCGGGTGCACAAGGGTGATGGCAAGGAGATTGACCACAAGGACGGCAACCCGAACAACAACAGCCCCAGCAACTTGCGCGTGACTTCGCGCCACACCAACAGGGTGAAACAATGAGTGAGGAACCGAAAGATGTTTTTGTGAGCGCCGTCGAGGAGGACATCCGGTCCAACCGGCGGGCCGCGCGCGACCGCGATGCCCGTCGCGCGGCGATGGCGCCCAAGGAGTGTCCCACCAAGCCGGTCGCTGACCGGCTCAACGTGGGCAAGCCGAAGCTGAGCCTCGTGCTGGAGGCTGGTCGCGCACTGGAGGGTGCAGCCGAGGTGCTGGAATACGGGATGGGCAAATACTCCCGCGGCAACTGGAAGCTGGGCCTGCCTGCCACGGAAATCATTGACTCGCTGAGCCGTCACATGAAGGCGTTCATGGACGGTCAGGATCTCGACCCGGAGTCCGGCTGCCTGCACGTCGACCACATTCTGGTCAACGCCCTGTTCCTGTCGGACCAGATGCGTTCGGCACGGATGGCGGCGGCGACCGACGACAGGTCAAAGCTGTGATCACGCTCGACTTCGAGACGCTGTATGACCCGGACTACTCGCTGTCGAAACTGACATACGAGGAGTACATCCGTGACCCTCGCTTCGAGGTGATCATGGTGTCGGTGCAGGTCGATGACCAACCGTGCCAGTGGTTCTCTGGCAGCCACGCGGCGACGCACCTGTGGCTGTCACAGTTCGACTGGCAGAACCAAGCCGTGTGCTCGCACAACGCCGCGTTCGACATGTCGATCATGTCGTTGAAGTTCGGGATCCGTCCGAAGCTGATCGTGGACACGATGTCGATGGCGCGTGCCCTGTATGGCATGCGCATGTCGATCTCGCTGAAGAACCTCGGCGAGCAGCTGCTGGGTATGGCCAAAGGCACGGAAGTGTACAGCATGCTGGGCCGCACCCGCGAGTCCCTGACGGTGGCCGAGATGCAGCGGTATGCGGACTACTGCATGCAGGACACCAAAATATGCCGCCGGCTGTTCTTGCACATGCGTCCTCACGTACCGGCACGCGAGATGCTGCTGATCGACTGGACCATCCGTGCCGGCACCGAGCCGAAGCTGGAGCTCGACGGTGACGTGCTGAAGGCACTTATCAAGGACAGCGAAAAACGCACGAGAGAACTCACCATCTCATCCGGCATCAACCCGAAGGATCTGCGCAGCGACGAAGAAATGCTTCGCCTGCTGCAGATGCTCGGAATTGACTGGGAGATGGGTGAGAACGAGAAGGGCAAGCCGGCCTACGGGTTCAACAAGCAGAACCCTGAGTTCATGGATCTGCTGGATCACCCGGACGAACTGGTGGCGACGGTGATCGAGGCGCGGCTCAACAGCAAGTCGTCGATCACGCTGAGCCGGTCGCAGCGCCTGTACGACATTTCCACGCGCGGGCTGCTGCCGTTTCCCCTGTCGTACTGCGGCGCGATCCAAACCGATCGGTGGTCGGGTGACCAGAAGATCAACCTGCAGAACCTGAATAATCGCTCGGGCATCCGCAAGGCGATTCGTGCGCCCAAGGGATTCCTCTTGTGCTCGGCGGATCTGTCGCAGATCGAGCTGCGGATCAACATGTACAACGCCGGCCACACCGAGGTGTTGGACATCCTCAAGGGTGGTGGCGACGTGTACTGCGACGCAGCCAGCGCGATATATGGGTACACCGTGACGAAGGCGAACAAGCTGGAGCGGTTCGTGGGCAAGGTCACAGAGCTCTCGGCCGGGTACGGCTGCGGGCACGAGAAGTTCCGCACCATGCTGCGCTCGTCGGCGCGGCGTGACGGCATGACCCTACCGGATGATTCCGAGGACTTCTGCCAGCGGGCGATCGATGGCTACCGCACGAAGCGGCACAAGGTGAAGGCGCTCTGGAAGCAGGCGCATGAGGCGATCAGGATACTGGCCGCAGGTGGTGAAGGGTCGATCGCCGGGCTGCGCATCGCCGGCGGCGGCATCCAACTCCCCGGTGGTTTGTGGCTGCAGTATCCGAACCTACGCTTCGACGGCGCCACGGGTGGGTGGGTGTTCGACCGCAAGACCACGCGCGGCATGTCCACGCCGCGGCTCTATGGAGGCAAGCTGGTGGAGAACTTTACGCAGGCGCTGGGCCGCGAAGTGATTGCGGACTGCCTGATCCGCCTGCGTCAGAAATTCCACATCGTGGGGACGGTGCATGATGAACTGCTGATGCTGGTGCCCGCGACCAGCGACCTGAAGGCGATGGAGCAGGAGATCCACGCGGGCATGTGCGTCACGCCGTCGTACCTGCCGGGCATCCCGCTCGACGCCGAGGTGAAGTTCGGTGCCACCTACGCTGACACGAAATAGGATTCCCATGGCCAAGGCAAAGAAGTTTTCGTGGTCGTACTCCTCGCTGAGCATGTTCGACAACTGCCCGAAGAAGTATTACCACGTTCGCATCGCCAAGTCGCACAGCGACGCGAACAAGTTCAACACCATGGGCGACGACGAGCACAAGCAGATCGAGGCATACCTGAAGTCCGGTACGCCGCTGCCGGCGAAGCTGGACCGGATCAAGCCGGTGCTGGACAAGCTGATGGCGCAGAAGGGTCTGCGCCTGATCGAGAAGCCGATGTGTATCGACGCGAATTTCAAGCCGTGCGATTTCAGGGACTGGGACAACGGCTGGCTGCGCGGGAAGTCGGACTTCATTCTGGTGATCGGGACGATCGCGATCTACATCGATTGGAAAACCGGGAAGTTCCGGCCGGCGGATGACCAGCTGGAGCTGGCGGCGCTGATGATCTTCCACGAGATGCCTTTCATCACCGAGGTGCGCGGGTCGCTGTTCTACATTTACCACGACAAGCCGCACCGGCGCGTGATCAAGGTCGAAGAAGCACAGGCGCTGTGGAACAAGTTCCTGCCCACGGTCACCAAGATGGTGATGGCCGAGGCGAACAACGAGTTCCCCATGACACCCAACGGACTCTGTGGGTACTGCCCCGTCGGCAGCTGCCCACACAACACGAATGATGAGGCGGTGAGATGAGCAGCAACACGCCTGAGGGTAAAGCCAAGACGAGGTTCCGCAATGCGTTGCGGGCGCTGTGCGCGGATCTCGGGGTGCACCTGTGGTTGCAGGGCGCTAGCGGTGGGGCGTTCGGTGCGGCGTCGCTCGACTACATCGGATCGATTCGAACTGCGCACCGCATAACCGGCATCCCGTTTGCCGTGGAGGTGAAACGCTTCGATGAACCGGCCAAGCTGACCAAGCGCCAGCAGGTAACGACGGCGGCAATGCAGCGCGCCGGCATCGTGGTGTTCTCGGTGACCACGGAAGCAGAGCTCCAAGGATTTCTCACATGGGTTAAGCTGGCGTCGGCCACCCAATGAGCCACCCTATCGTCTACCGCGAACACATCGTGCTGGGGAATGATCCCCGCGTGATCGAGTTGTTCCCCACGGTGCAGGCCACGGCCAGCGGCGCACTGGTGGTGCCGCATGGTCTGGAAGAAACCAAGCTGCTGCGCAACCTCGGGTATGCGATCGAGTCGCCGATGCTGCATGAGTATGACTGGTGCAAGACGGCACCGTTCCACGCGCAGATGATCACGGCCGCGCACATAACGATCAACAAGCGGTGCTTCGTGCTCAACGGGTTGGGCTGTGGCAAAACGCGTTCCGTGCTGTTCGCGTTCGACTACCTGCGCAAGAAGATCGGCATGACGAAGCTGCTGGTGGTGGCGCCGCTGTCCACGCTGCAGGCGACATGGATGCGCGAGGTCGCGCTGGTGTTCCCGCACCTGAAGGCGGTGCTGCTGCATGGCTCGCGCGAGAAGCGGCTGAAGATGCTGGCGTCACCGGCGGACGTCTACATCATCAACCACGACGGCATCGAAGTGATCCTGAAGGAGTTGAAGGGAAAGTCTTTCGACATGGTGTGCTTCGATGAATCCACCGCGTTCAAGACCCCGCGTACCGACCGCTGGAAAGCCGCACGCGCGCTGATCGAGGAGGTGCCGTGGGCGCTGGGCATGACCGGCACGCCGACACCGCAGGGTCCGATGGACGCGTACGGACAGATCAAGCTGCTGACCCCGAACCGGGTGCCGCAGTCGTTCAACGGCTACCGCGAGATGATGATGTACAAGGTCACCTCGTTCAAATGGCTGCCGCGCGAAACCTCGACACAGGCGGTGCTCGACATGATGCAGCCGGCCGTGCGGTTCAGTCGTGCCGAGTGCTACGATCTGCCGCCCGTGCAGTACGTGGACCGGCTCGCGCCGATGACCGCCGAGCAGCACAAGCTGTACCAGCAGATGACCAAGGACTGCACCCTGTCATGCGCTCGCGGCGAAGTCACCGCAGCAAACGAAGCAGATAAAATCAACAAGCTCTTGCAGATTACACTCGGTGTGGTTTATACTACGGACCACAAGGAGCAGCGGCTCAATGCTGATCCCCGGCTCGCGGCACTGGAAGAACTGGTGGAGCAGTCGGAGAACAAGGTGCTGGTGTTCACCCCATACAAGTCCACGCTCAACATGCTGCATGAGCACCTGTCCAAGCGGTGGTCGACCGTGAAGGTCTCTGGCGATACACCCGCAGGGGAACGCGGGCGGATCTTCGGGGCGTTCCAGCTGACCCCCGAGCCGCACGTCATCGTTGCCCACCCGGCCTGTATGGCGCACGGGCTGACGCTGACCGAGGCCAGCACCGTGATCTGGTATGGCCCGGTGCAGTCGCTGGAGTTGTACGAGCAAGCCAACGGACGCATCACCCGCGCCGGTCAGAAATATTCACAGCTGATCGTGCACCTGATGTCGACGAAGGTGGAGGAGAAAATCTACGATCGGCTTAGGCGTCGGGCGCAGATGCAGGGCCTGCTACTCGAATTGTTCGAGCAGCAGATACTCGCTGAAGAATTGTAGGAGGACACCATGGCAGACGAAATCAGCTCGGTCGATCTCATCGACCGGTATCGCAAGCTGCGCGATAAAGTGAAAGAAATCAAAGAACGCCACGCAGGTGAGCTCGTTCTTTTTAACAAGGCGATGGAGCAGCTGGAAGCCATTGCACTGCAGCAGATGCAGGCGCGAGGCGAGAAATCGATTCGCACCGACGAGGGGACGATGTACATTAACACCCTCACGTCGTTCAAGCTGACCGACCCTGTAGTGTTCACCGAGTGGGCGCAGCAGCACAACCGGCTCGACATGTTCGAGCGTCGCGTTGCCAAGACGGTCGTCGAGGCGTACGTCGATGAGACAAATTGCCTGCCGCCCGGTGTCGACCGTTCGGCGCTCGTTTCCGTCAATTTCCGCAAGTGAGGGTGTCATGAGCCAACAGATCGCACTACCGCAGGGCTTCGCGCTGTCCAACCTTTTCGCTGGGCAGGTCGCGGCCAACACGTCCCTCACCGAGGGCCTTTCCGGCGGCTACGCCGTCGTGTCCATCAAGGGCAAGTGCTTCAAGATCAAGCACGGCGGCAACGAGACGCCGCTGGTGGTCGAGGTGCAGGGCATGAAGTACGCCGCGCCCTACATGGACGTGGTACTGCTGAGCGCCAACGCGCACTTCAGCAAGACGTTCTATCGTACGGCCTACGTTGAGGGTTCTGACCAGCAGCCGGACTGCAGTAGCGAAGACGGTGTGCACCCGAACGTGGCAGCGCCGATCTCGCTGGCCTGCGGCATCTGCCCGATGAACGCGTTCGGTTCGCGCGTGTCGGACAACGGCGGCAAGGGCAAGGCGTGTCAGGACGTGCGCAAGCTGGCGATCGTCCCGGCGTCGGACCTGAAGAATGAGCTGTATGGCGGCCCGATGCTGCTGCGCGTACCGCCGGCGTCGCTGGGTTCGCTGGCTGACTTCGCGCGGTCGCTGAATGACATGGGCATCCCGTACTACGGGGTGGTGATCCGCATGCTGTTCGACTCGACCGAGGCGTTCCCGAAGCTGCTGTTCCAAGTGGCGCGGGCGCTGACCGATGCCGAAGCCGCGGTGGTGAAAGATGCCCGCGAAGGTGCGCAGGTGAAGAACGTGCTGGGCGCGACGGCTGCCACGCCGCCTGCCGCCTCGGCGCCGGCGCCGGCGCCTGAGCCCGTGCTGCAGCAGACCGTGCTGCAGCAGGCGCCACCGCCGGCACCCGTCCAGCAGGCTCCGTTGCAGCAGGCTCCGTTGCAGCAGGCTCCGTTGCAGCAGGCTCCGTTGCAGCAGGCGCCGCCGCCGGCGCCCGTCCAGCAGGCACCGCTGCAGCAGGCTCCCACGACGCACGCCTCACTGCCGCCGCTGCCGCCGCAGTACGCTGGCCCGGTGAGTGTGCCGAGCACGCCACCGCCGGCGCCCGCCGCATCGTCCGTCCTGCTCAGCGAGGTCGACAGCCTGCTCGGCCAGTAAGCAACCCGATGGTGGGGTCTGGATTCGCACCAGACCCCTCTGCTTCTTGGCGGACAGGGGCTTATGGAACCTTCAACATTTCTCGCACATGTACTGCCCAGCACTGGGCACTGGTTCACCACATTCGTTTTTCCCGACGGCAAGGTATGGCAGAAGTCCGTCCCGGCCGGCAACAATGATGAACTGCTCAGCCTGACCCAGTGGGGCATGGGCCGTTCGGCGGACGTCTACTTCGGCGTCGCTGCCTACTCGGAAGACACTGACGGCGTGGTCTACCGCCGTGCCCATCTGGCCAAGCTACACCGCTGCCTGCGCGTCGACGTCGACTGCGGCGCGGGCAAGAGCTACGCCACCCAGCGCGACGGCCTCACGGCGCTGCTGGCAGGCAACGACACCATCGGCCTGCCGCGGCCGACCATCGTCAACTCTGGCTATGGGGTTCACGTCTACTGGCCGTTCGATGCCGACCTGCCGATCACGCAGTGGCTGCGCCTGTCGTCCCGGCTGGCCGGCGCGTTCGCGAAGGTGGGCGTGCATCTGGATACCACGGTCACGCAGGACGCGGCGCGGATCCTGCGCCTGCCCGGCACGCTGAATCACAAGCACGGAACCACGGCACCGGTGCGCGTGCTGGTCCAAGGCGTGCCGAGCAGCCCGGTCGTGCTGGCGCGCGCCCTAGCGCCGTATCCTGACGCGGCGCACCAACCGTCCATGACGCGTGCCCCCGGCCTGAGCGACAACAATGCGCTGCTGGCAGGCACGGAGCATCCGCCCTACAGCCTGCGCGGCGTGCTGATGGACTGCCCGGGGTTCAACACCATGCTGGGCACCCACGGCGCGGGCGTACCTGAGCCGCTGTGGAAAGCCGCGCTGGACGTTGTCGCAGCTTCCAGCGAGACGCCCATCGGCAAGGAACGGGTTGCGCTGGCACTGAGCAGCGGCCATCACGCGTTCGAGATGGAGGAGTTCGGCCGGAAGTGGACGCAGACGCTTGATCAGGGATACCAGCCGGCGACATGTGCCAAGTTCAAGCAGCTCGGGATGGCGCAGTGTCATACCTGCCCCCATGCGGGCCGTGTGGCCTCACCAGTGCAGCTGGGCAGGCCCACGGCAGCCGTCGCCCAGCCAGTGGCTCCTGTGCCCGTCCCCGTCCCTCTGAGCACGTCCGGGGCGGTCAAGCACGGCGCCCTGATCGTCACCCCGGGCGAGAGCCGGGTGAGCGTCACCGACGGGAAGCTGGGCAGCCTTGAGATCCGTGGCGGGATTCCGCACGTCGTCAAGAAGGACGGTGAGAATGCGGACGGCAAGCCCATCTGGAAACTCTTGCCGATCGGTGGCTTCCCAATAACGCATATTGAACTCCTCGCTGACCGGATGGGGCGCGGGTCGTACGCGCTGGTGACCTTCGACCGTTTCGAGGATGGCCCCATCACGGTCGAGCTCGGCGCGGCTGAGCAGACCGACACGAAAGCCTGTGCGCGTGCGCTGGCCGTGGCCAACATCCGCATGCGCAGTGAGCACGTCAACATATTCAGGGACATCGTCATGACTGATTTCCTCGCGCAGTTGCAGAAGCTGCGCCGTTCTGGGCAGATTGCGTCGCGCTGTGGCTGGACGGACTCCCATGAGGAGTTCGTTCTCGGCACGACGATCTACGCCGCCGGCAAGGCGCCGGAATCGATTCGCGCGTCCGGCACGGTGGATGCCATCGAGCCGTACCATGTGAAAGGCGATTACGCCTCTTGGCTTCAGGGCTTCAACGTCGCCCTCTCGGGTGGTGGTGAGCGACAGGCGCTGCTCGCGCTGGCCTTGGGAGCGCCATTGTTAGCCTTCACAGGTGTAGACGGCGTGATGCTCAACGCCTTTTCTCCAGAATCTGGCGTGGGCAAGACAACCCTGTGCGAAGCGGCCAGTTCGATCTGGGGTGACCCCACGGCGCTGCGCCGGGATGCGAAGGACACGCACAACTCGATCTTCCGGCTGGCGGCGGCGACCGGCAACCTGCCCTTCATCATCGATGAGTTCACCAACGTCGAGGGCAAGCAGCTTTCGGATTTCGTGTATACGCTGACACAAGGGCGTGAACGCCACCGCATGACCTCGGATGCGAAGCTGCAGGCTAACACCAACCGCTGGTGCCTGCCGCTGATCGCCACGTCCAACAACAGCGTGCACGACAAGCTGCTGCAGTACCGGCCCGATGCGGACGCTGAAGCCGCGCGCGTGTTCGAGATGCGCCTGAGCCCGATGCGCGTGGATCCCGCGGCGCTGTCGCTTGCGAAGGTGACGCTGAACCAGCTGCGCCACAACTACGGCTTCATCGGCCCGAAGGTTGTTGAACTGCTGATGTCCCGGCCCAGTGATAAGTGGCGGCTTGCGGTGCAGAATCGCATCGCTGGCTGGGATCTGCGCATGGCAGCCGGCAGTGCGGATCGCTTCCGCAGTGCACTCTGCGCGGTAGCGGAGCTGGGCGCGGAACTGGGCAAGATCCTCGGGCTGGCATTCGACGTGAAAGTCGTCCGCGACACGCTAGAATCGCAGTGGACCGCGCAGGCCGACATGGCGAAGGAGCAGCGCGTGGCGCCGGATCAGCTGGTGGCGCACTACCTGATGCAGCACCTGCGCGATCTCACGATCTTCGGCGGCGACACGGGCAACGCGATGGTGTACGCCGGCGGCGGCACGCAGTTCTACGGCGAGATCCGCGGAACGAGTCACCACGGCAAGTTCACGGCTGAGCGTGTAATGATCCCGATGTCGAGACTGAAGGAGCATGCGAAGGAGCACAACTTCAACTGGACGGCGGCTTACGAGGCCATCACGAAGGGCGTGCTGCAGCCGCACGTCAACAAGCTGACCAACCTGACTTTCATGGCAGGCCAACCCAATTCGATGCGGTCGCGCGGCGTGGAGTTCACCGCGTACGTTCTCGGTCAGGTAGGAGCTGTCAAACTTCCAGCACCGGATACCGGTGTGCAACGTCTCTCTACGCAGTAGCGAGCTGCGGAAAGAGTCCCTGATTGTGCGAGGTCAGGGTCTGAGGGGTGGGGACTGCCGTGAGGCAGTCCCCTTTTTCATTCCTCTGCCTGCAGCGCCGCGCGACCGCGGCTGACGCGTGGGTGGAGTGCCCGCTGCAGCGATGCGTTGCTGATCTGGAACGGCTGGTCGACCGAATCGTTGAACCGCGCAATCCGCTTCTGCACCTCGGCGTCGTCCGGGTTGTCCGTGTACGCCTGCAGCAGCCGGGTGCGCGCCGCGGTCAGCTGGTCACCGGTCGAGGCCACGCGCTCGCGCTTCTCGTACGCCTCCGTCACCTGCGAGCTGGGCAGGCCCAGCGCCATCATGGCGGTGCTCCATGGCGTGGCGTTCTCGCCGGCGGCGAAGATCGACTTCATCCCTGACGGTGAGTTCTTGCTGTCGAGTTCGTACGCCTTGTAGGCATCCCGCAGCAGCGCCGGCGACGCCTGCGCCACGGCACCGGTGATGTTCCCGTCGCCGATCTTGCCCAAGATGTTCATCGGCCCGGTGGCCACCGGTCCAAGCTGCGCCATGACGTACTTCATCAGGTTCAGCGACGTTGGGTCGGTGTGCTTCCAGTTCGCGTAGTCGCCCGAGATCAGCTTCGGGATGCCGCTTTTCTCGGACATGTCCAGTCCCAGCTCGGTCAGCGGGCCGTGCTCGATGTCGCGGGCAAACCGCTCAGCGTTCTGCTCGCCGACGAAGTCCTTGCCCACGCTGCGCCACATGTCGTGGATCAGCACCGACGGATCCTTGTAGTTGTTCTGCGAGTTGGGCACCGAACCGCTCATCACGCCGGCGTGCTGCAGGCCCCAGAGCATCAGCTGCGCCGTGGCATACATCGGCCCAAGACCCTTGAGCCCTGCGAACGCCGCATGGTGCGCCGTCATGTAGGCGAGCGTCTTGATCGCCTGCTCGCGGTCACCCGGGTTCGCGTTGTGGATCGCCCGCAGGACCTGCGTGTGGAACAGGTGGTACATGGTCAGCGTCCACATCTTGAACTTGCCGACCGTCTTGCCGCTGAACCCGCGCAGGAACGCCGACTTGTTCGTCTGCCGGTAGTTGCCCTGCGACATGTCGGCGATGTCACCGCCGTACTGCAGCGCCTCCTCGTGGGACATTCCGAGCTCGGCCCGGCCGCCGCGGTAGGCTGCGATCGCGGACACCACGCGGTTGAGGGCTTCGATCTGCGAAGCGAAGGACAGCGACATCCGCTGCAGGTTGTTCAGTGTGTTCGACCCGCTCGATGCATCGCGCAGATTGTTGTTCCAGTTGAAGTCGAGTTTGCCACTGGACGCCCACTCGCGCAGCGCCGTCGCTTCTTCCGGCGTCTTCGCCACGCGCTTGATCATCGTGTCGATGTTCTCCAGCTCCGGATCGTACACGCTGCTGGCGCCGGCGGCCTTGCGCAGGCCAGCGACGAACTCCTTCGCACCGCGGCTGGCGTAGTATTTCGTCACGCCATCGTAGGCGCTGGCGAGGTGCTTGCCGGCTGCGGCGTAACCCATGCGCCCCGCCATCAGCGGGTGCGTGGTCAGCCACGGCTGCGGGATCTGCATGGCGATGTAGGCCGGCGACATGCCCATCGTCTGGATCGTGGTGAGGTCTGACAGCACACCACCCACGCTGTTCCAGACGCTGTCCCGGTTCGCTTCGGCGCGCGTCTGCATCAGGTGGTAGAACTCGTTCGCGTTGGTCACCGCGTGCACGTGCCCATCGTTCAAATCCGACTGCGCCGCCTTCAGCAGCTTCGCCCAGCCCTTGTCGAGCTCGGACTTCGCTTCGAGACGGGACACATAGAACGCGTTCTGGGTCATGCGCTGCGCCATGCCAGTGAGCATGTCCTTGCTCGCGCCCAGCACGTTGCGGTCGCGCATCTGCGACTTCATGAAAGAGTTTTCCACGGTCGAGTGCAGGTACATGTCGCGCAGCGCCTCGGCTGCTTCCGGCGTGATCTTCTTGCTTTCCTGCAGCTCGCGGATCTTCGTCAGGAACCCGGACGGGACCTCCTTCTGGTCATTCCACCAGTCGGTCTTCTGGCGCAGCGGCCCGAGCATGTCCTTCTCGGCCGCCTGCTTGTCGAACTCCTTGCCCAGACCCACGCGGTGCCATGCGTCGCGCAGATCTTCCAGCATCTGCGGACGCGCGTTGCGCGACTCGGTGACCGACCGGTGCATCCACACAGCCGGAATGGTCACGCGCACCTCGAACTTGTCGGGCGTAGGATTGCCGTCTTCGTCCGTCTTGGCGTCGCCGGTGGTCTTGGCCACCTGCACGTCGGCGTGCGGGCTCAGCTGCTTGAGCCGCCTGCGCTCCAGATCCGCTGCTTCCTTCGTCGAGAACGTGTGGTCGTCATTGTCACCGGTCATCGACAGCACCGAGGGCGTACGCGCGGACACGATGAACTGGCCGTCGCGGACCTTGGGGAAGTAGTCACCCTGCAGCATCGCCTTGCGCGACAGCTCGATCTTCGCCAGCGCATCCTGCTTCGCCTCGTCGCCGAAGTCACCTTCTTCGATGAGCCGCTTGTGGACGTCCAGCGTGTGGCCGTACAGCGCACGCGCATAGTCGCGCAGGTGGGTGTACAGCTTGTCCACGCCCAGCGTCTTCAGCTGCTCGAACCGCCGCCGGCCGCGCTCCCACGTCGCCTTGCCGGCGGCATCCAGCCGCGGGTCATCCGAGTGCAGGTGCTGGTTGAATGGGTGATCCCACGGCTTGTCGAGCGACACACCGTGCGTGGTTCCCTCATACATCGCCGTCTGCAGCAGCGCACGCGCCTCGGGGCTGTGGTTGCCGATGCGGCGGTACAGGACATCGATCGGCGCGAGCAGCTTGGACGTATTGCTGTCCGCGTGGTCGAGCAGCGTCCCGATCGCACGATACAGCGGGTGCGTCGTTTCACCCCGGGCTTCAGCCTTCTCGGCGTAGAACATCGTGGGTTGGAACGCCAGAGACAGCCGCCGCGCCTGCGCTGCTTTCCTGCTGCCTTGGATGTGCGCCCATACCTTCTTGGGCTCGGTGAACAGGTGGGCAGCATCGTTCATGGCGTTCATCGAACCGCGCACGGCGCGGCCCAGACCGGCCTTGACGCCATCGGCCACGGTGACGAACTTCGGATCGGTGTCGTCGTGCTCCACTTCGGCCGCCAGCGAGTGGGCATCAGCCATGCGGACCGGCTGGCTCTTGGCCAGATCCACCATCCGCGCGGTCTTCGCGTTGTTGGTGAAGTCCGCCAGATACTTCGCCACGGTGGCATCCGGTTCGAGATGCTGCTTCATCGCCAGCGAGGACCACAGAGACTTCAGCGCCTGCGCCACGCTGTGGAAGAACTTCTCCATGACGCCGACCGGCTTGGCATCCGTCAGGAACCAGCGCGCGATGTTGTCGGCCATCCACTCCCTGCGCGACAGCGCGTAATCCTTCGGGATCACACCGTCCTTGATCTTCGAGGTCTCCACGGCGCGCAGCGGGGTGTTCCGGCCTGCGGTGGTCTGCTTCTCGGACTTTCCGGCCTGCATCTCCACCCAGCGCTGGTAGGCCGCATCGATGTGCGCCTTGTCTTCATCAGGCAGCATCTCGAACATGTTGTCGTCGATGACGTGGCCGAGCTCGTGCGCCGCCACCTCGACGTGGTACTGACCGATCCTCCCGTCGCGGGGAAGATCCAGCGCGAGCACCTGATGCAGTGATCCATCCGCCGCCCTGCGCGTGCCGACGAAACCACCACTCCCGTCCAGATCGGCGCGGTCCACGCCGTACTCACGCGCGTAGTCGTCGAACGTCATGATCCGCAGCCCGTTCAGCAGGCCGTGGCCGCCGGCCTTGAACTGGTCGAGCCAGCCACTGAGCATGCCGCCGAGCTGGTGCAGGCCGGGGTGATCACCCACGATCTCCACGTTGCCGGTGATCATCTTGCCGGTGCCGACCTGCGGCGTGCGGGTGGGCTGAAGTTTGTCGACGTTGTCGAGGATGCCATCGTGGGCATCGGGGGTCATGCCGCGGGCCTTCTGCGCCCGGGCGCTCTCGACGATATTGATCTTGCCGCCCTGTGCCGCGGCGGCGGCATGTTGCTTGATATATGCGCGGATCGCCTCGCCATGGGCGCGGACCTGATCGTCCGTCATGCCCAGCGCCTGCTTCGCGAACGCCAGATACTTGCCATCCGCCTTCGACTGGGTACTGCCATTCGCGGCGATGTACGCCGCCTTGTCGGCGTCGTTCACGAACGTCAGGGTGAACTGCTTGGGTCCGAACGCGTAGCGCGGCGACGCGCCGGCGAGTTCCTTCGGCAGCTTCGGCTTCTCGCTGGTCACTGGTGCAGCCGCCGGCGCCGCGGTCTTCGACGCAGGGGTATCTTCCACGACAGGTGCTGCGGCCGGCGCAGTGTCGGGCGCCTCTGCGGGTTTGCCTGCAGCAGCTGCCTTCTCGGCGGCGACCTTCGCGAAGCGTTCGGCGATGATCTCCTGCGCCGAGTGCACCGTGACCTTCGCACCGCGATGCAGTTTCTGCAGCGCCTTGCGCCGCTCATCGACCATGTCGGGCGTGGTGGCTTCTTCGTGGATGACATTGGCGCCACGTTTCACGCGGAGCCCGACGGGTTCCTGAGCAGTCGCCTGCGCATGCGCCGCGACTTCCGCCTTGGATTTTGCCATGCCCAGCGCATCGGCGAGAAACTTTTCGTCGAGGACCGGCGTATCCTTCGCTGCCTTGGCCAGCGCGGGATCCTTCGTGTACAGCGTTCCCTCGGGCTTGACTATACGGCGCAGCCCCTTCACGGCAGGCGTACCCTCACCTTCGCGCTGGTTGGCCGGGATCCAGACCGCCCGCTTCTCGCCAGCCTTGACGGCGGCTAGCTGGGCGGCGATGTCCTGCTTCGGCTCGGGCACCGTGTTCGCGACGTCGCCGACATCTGCGGTCTTCGGCGCAGCATCGACTGGTGCCGGTGCTGCCGGGGCAGCCTCAGGGGTAGCCTCAGGGGTAGCCTCAGGGGTGGGCACCGGCGCGGCAACTGGCGCGGCCTGATCAGGGATCGGTGTGCCGCGGGCAGCTTCGGTCTTGGCCTGCGCTGCCGCCTGCTCTGGAGAGATCTCACCGGGAGCCGCAGGGATCGGCGCCGGCGCCATCCCGGGCTCGCGTGGCGCGTTCGGATCCACCACGGGTGCAGGTGCTGCAGGTGCTGTCGCGGCGTCCGGCGCTGGCTGGGACTTCAGCTGGGCCAGCTGGGTCTCCAGACGCTCGATGCCCTGCGTGAACTGCCGGTGCACGATACTGCCGGTGCCGTGCTTCGCCTGTTCCTGCTTCGCCATCTGGATCGCTGCTTCCAGCGACTGGACGGTTGTCGGCGCCGGGGGAACCGGGCTACCGCCGGGACCCTGCTGCGGTGCCGGGGTCTGCGAGGCAGTCTGGATGGTGGTGGCGTCCAGCGGCGCGCCGGCAGCCGCCGGCGCACCCGGCGGGGTGTTGGTTGCCGCAGCCTGAATGTCCTCGGGGGTGAGCGGCTTGGGCACGTCATCCGGGTGGGTGGTCAGGCCAGCCTGAGCCATCGCCGCGGCATGCGCCGCCGCGTCACCGTCCTGCTGCGCCGGGTCGACGGCCTTCGGGTTCGCCAGTGCGTCCGCCATACCCTTGTCGGTGACTTGGGCCGGCGCCATATCGCCGTGGGCCGGCTTGAGCGAGCCCATGCCGAAGCCGATCGCGAGGTTCGCCGCGGCGTCGCCGGGATCCTTGTCGATGTTGGCGCTAAGGCTGGTGTCGCCCACGCCAGTGATGTTTTTCGCGGCGATGCCGGTCGCGGCCTGCTGGCCCTGCATCAGGGCCTCGTTGCTCACCGCCGCCTCACCGCCGCGCAGCAGCCGGCCGGTGATGCCCTTGACCGCGGCACCGGGGATGTTGAAGCCGGCGTCGGCCATCTTGCCCACGAACACCTTGGGCAGGAACTTGAACGCGACGCCCTCGGTGAGGGCACCGATGGCCAGTCCGATGTTCGTGCCGGACATGCCGGCCTCGGTGATCAGCAGCTGCCGCGCCTGCCCAGTGGACATCCCCGGGTGCGCCTGCAGCACGCCCTGCACCGTCGGGAGCTGATTCAGCTGGGAGTCCGACAGCTGGTCCAGACCCTCCTTCGCGATCTGGGTCGCCTGATCGTGGCCACCCTCGGCGAACATCGCCGCGCCGGCCGCCGCCGTGGTGCCACCGATCGCCGTACCGGCAGTGCCACCGATCGCCAGCGCGAGCGGGCTGTCGAACAGGCCCAGCGCCGCCTCGGGGCTGCCGGCCGCCGTCGCCAGCACGCCGCCTACGAGGAACGGAGCCAGCTGGGCACCCATGTTCTCCACCTTGGAGAACGTCGAAGCGTCTGGGCCAAGCGATGCGCGCTGCTGCGGCGTCAGGTTCTCAGGGTCAGCTTTCGACGCGAGCGCGTCGGCGATATGCCACGGCTTAGCCGGGTTCTTCGCCGCCCACTGGCTGCCGATGTCCGTCGGGATCGCCGTACCCTGCGCGAACTTCTGCCCGCTCATGGCATCGGTGTCGGGGTTCGTGAATGTGTTGTGCAGCTTCGCCTCGACGTTGGCCGCGCCGGCAAGCATGTCCTGCCCGATCACCGGCAGCTTGTTCACCAGCTTGCCGGTGGCAGCCTCGGCATCGCGCCACATGGGGGCGCTCTGGTTCTGCTGGTAATACTGCAGTGCAGCAGGCAGCGTGCCCGGGTCGATCGGCTGCCATGTGGACGATGGCGCCTGCGAGTCGGGCACCGCGTTCTTCGCTATGCCGGTGATCAAGTTGCGCAGACCAGCCGTGTCGCCCGCCAGAATCTTCTGGCCGCCAGCGAAGAAGTCACCCGTCGAGGGATCACGCCACACGGGAGCGCCATTCGGTGCCGGCGCCTGCGCGGCAGGGGCTGCCGGTGCCTGCCTGTTCCCGCCGAGGGACGCATTGATGATGTCGTCCGCAGACGGTCCACCCGACGCTGCTGCCGGGGGTGCCGGCTGACCAGCGAGAGCAGCAGTGGTTAGAACGCCCATGGAAATTCCTTCTTAATTCGTGGCGGTGGCAGCCTGCACCGGCGGCGGCATGGTCCAGTTCGTAGCGCCCATCCCGGGGAGTGCCAAGTTCGGGTTTGGCGCAGCGGTGGCAGCGGCAGTTGCGTTCGCTGCCGTGCTGGCCGCGGGATCGCTGGGGGCTGGCGGTGTAGCGCCCTGCCCTGCACCCGGTCCGCTCAGGCGCGCAGCGAGCAGATTCTTGCCCTGCTGGATGTACTTCTGCGTCTCCGGTGGCAGCCCATTCGGATCCATCGGGCCGCTGGGTTTCCACAGCTTGCCACCCTGCGTGCGGTACGGCAGACCATGCACCCATGCCACTGCGGCTGCCTTGCCCATGTTGTACGCCGCGAGCGTCGCCGTGACGGTATTCGCGGGCGTCATGCCCAGCTTGGCGAACGCGCCATAGTTGTCCTGCAGCACCGCCGCACCGATGACGCGGTTCGTGGCCGGGTCGTTGAGCGCCTGCGTCAGCGACGTGATGTGCCCGGGCAGCAGGTTCGCGGCCTTCAGCTGGTCGAAGTAGGGCTTCGCCGTCTCAGGCGTCAGCTGGGCAGCGCCAGTCACGCTCACGCCATTCTTCAACTGGCGCGTGGGGACATCAGTGTCACCACTTTCCATGTGCAGGGCGATGCCCGGCAGACTGGTCGGCATCTCGTAGGGCGTACCCACCCAGTTCTTGGTCAGCAGCGAATACTGCGATGCGCTCTTCGGGCTGAACTGCAGCGAGTCGGACACATCCTTTATGGTGCCGGTCGATGGATCACCGGGCGCGCTGGCCTGACCTCCGCCCTGCCCCGAGGGAAGCGCCGAGGTCTGCGGGCTGCCGAAGGGCAGGCCCATGTTGATGTTGCCCACGCCATTGATGCCCTGAACCTGTTCAGCCGTGATCCCGTCGATCTTGTTCGATCCGATGTCCTTGTACTTCATCATCGTGTCGAGCAGGCTGCCCAGATTACCGCTGGCCGACTGCGCCGCCGTGGTGGTGCCGGGGATGACTCCCGAGATCACCTTGCCGTTGTTGTCGAGGAACTGGGTAGTGGTAGGCGACATCGTTCCGTCTGGGTTGGCCTTCGCGGGCGTGGTCACCAGCGTGCCGGACTGGCCATTCCGGTAAACAATCTGCGTGACCAACTGGCCACTGCCGTTCATTGAGCTGGAACCACCGCCCTGCTTGTTTGTGACCGCGATGCCCATGGAGCTGAGCTGCTTGGCCAGCCCGCCGCCCGCTCCGCCAGTACCGGCACCGCCGCCCGCGCTGGCTTCGTCGAAAGCACGCAGCATGAAGCCCATGCCCGACTGTGGGTTTGCCGAGTACACCTGACGCTGGGCATCCGCACCCTTCGCCTGTGCCTGCAGCATGGCCTGAATCCGCTGGCCGTGCAGACCCATCAGGATCCCGGGGATCTTGTCAGGGCTCTGGGCGAGGAACGGCGCGCTCTGGGCAACGGCGTCGACTGGCAGCATCTGGGCTTTCCCATCCGGTCCCAGCACGGGTTGGTTGTTCGGGGCACGCACCACGAACGCGTGGTTCGCGGGGTCGTACTGGAATGGGATATGTGGATCAGCGCCCTGCGGCAGCAGCCCGGGATTCAGGCTGGCCATCGCGTTCAGCGAGCCGGTCGCGCCGACCATGTCGCCCGAGCCGATCTGCTGGGACATCTTGCCGGCAGTCGTGGCGAGCAGGCCCGAGGTGGAGTTCAGGTAAGCCTGCGTGCCCGAGCTCACGCGCTGGGCGTCGCCGTACTGGGCGCCGGCACTCGCCGTCGCGCCCATGACACCCGTCTGCTGGTCCTGCATGCGCTGGCCGGCGTCCATGTTCTGGAACTGCGGGCTGTTCACCTGAATTGGCTGCGAGGCTGCCGTGTTCTGGACGGTCGAAGCCATTTCATTGTTGGCGTTCGACTGCTGGAACTGGCCGGCGAGCGCGCCGCCGATCGCCTGCTGCCGGTAGCCGGCGGCGACCGCGTTCGGGTCAGCCTTGGTCGCGCCATTGCCGACCATGGGATCGGCAACCTGCGGCGCGTTGGCGACATTCAATGCACCGCGCGAGCCCTGCTGCGCGCCCTGCTCCGTGCGATCGCCCTGCAGCATGTTGTTGAGAGACTGGTCGCCATCCGGGTTCTGTGAATGGCCCACGCCCCACCACGAGGCTTTCTTGTAGGCGTCGATGCGCGCGGCGGTCAGCGCCTGCTGGCCGGCGGCGCTGTTGGCGTCGGCCGTCGTACCATCTGGCAGGGTGACCTTGCCCGAGTTGGCCTGCTGGTCCAGATCCGCCAGCCGCGCCTGATAGATGCGCTGGCCGATGGCAGTGTGGAGCTCTGCGCCTAGATCGGCAGCCTGCTTGATGTTGCCGAAGTCAATGGCGACGGGGTTACCTGCCATGTCACGCTCCCGGGCGGTGGTACTTTTTGACGATATTGTCGAAGAACTCCAGCCCCTTGCTGTGCACCACGTCGGCCGGGATCACATATTCCCCGGGCGTGAGCATCGCATGAACCTTGTCGACGGACTGATTCATCGGGACTGCCATACCCGTGCGCGGCTGTGGCCGGCCGTTGGGCGGGATCGGCATGCCGCCGGACGCCGCATTGATGTCCGTGGGGCCGGGCATCTGCACGGGCGCGTAGATCGTCGGCGGCCCGGTGCCGGTGTCGTAGTTCGGCGCGTGGATCGAGTTGCTGACGGTTGCCGCGTTCGCGAGACGCCTCTTCATGATGTCGCGGAAACTCACGGCGTCGACGTTCTTGATCCCCTGTGGATCCTGATGCAGGTCGTTCACACTCACCTGTGGCGCCGAGCTCATGTCGAGCGCCATCTGCGGCATCGTCGGATCGATCGCCGGCATGTCGTTGTTGGGCTGCACCGGGCCGGCCGCGGCCATCGGCACAGCACCACCGCCCGCCATCATGGCCATGCTGGCGATGCCCATCACGTTGCTGATCTCGCCCGAGGTGGTGGCGTTGTTCGCGTTTGACGCCTGCAGGCCGGCGCTGAACTGGTTCATCTGGGTGTTCGCCGCCGAGGAATACCCGGACATGGCGCTGTTGCTGAGATTGTTGCTCAGGCCGGCGTACTGCATCGGCGTGCCGGTGGCGTTGCCGTAGGCCGACAGCGAGTTGGTCAGGGCACTCAGGCCCGAGCCGCCATAGTTGATCGACTGGCCCATGGCGTTCAGCTGGCCCTGCTGACCCGCCGAAGCTGCACCCACGGCGCCGGCACCCGCGTTGGTGCCGCCGGTCATGTAAGCCGAGGTGGATGCCGGCAGGCCGGCGCCCATGTTCGCGGCGTTGCCAAGCAGGGACTGGCCCTGCATCTGGGTCTGGATCCGCGCGTTGTTGGCGTTCATCGCCGCATTGCCGGCGTTCTGGACACCCATCTGATTCAACATGGATGAGCTCTCGACCTGCGAGGGATCCACGCCGAGGCCCTGCAAATGCTGCCGCGCGTTCGCCTGCGCCTGCGCGAACTGCGAATTGGTGTCGGCCAGCGCCTGCGACGCGTTCGTGTCCTGACGCGCCTGCGACGCGTAATCCTGCGCGTACTTGAGCATCTGGTCCTGCACCGGCTGGTACTGGGACTGATACCGGGCACGGTCCTGCTCCGCCCATTTCTGGGCTTCGGCCATCGTCGCCTGCTGCTGGTCACTGACCTTGGTCGCCGCCGCAGCGATCTGGTTCTGGGTGTCGAGCGCGCTCTGCTGCAGGCCGAAGCTGCGGTCGGCCTGCGACTGGGCGAAGGTCATCTCCTGCGCCGCGTTCGTTTTCATGAACTCGAACTGCTGCTGGCTCAGCCCGAGATACTGTTGCGCTGTCTTCTGATTTTCAGCGGCGATCTGGACCTGCGCGTCACTGATCGGCTGCAGGTTCGGCGGCTGCGGAGCAGATTGTTTTCCCATAGCGAAACCCTTCTCTGGTCAGCAGGTAGTGATGGTAGCCTTGGTCATCGACCCCGATCCATTCTGCCCCGAGGCGCCGGTTAGCGATGATCGACGCGACATTCCTGTGGTGCACTGCAGCGCGTATGGGGCTTATCATTTGCAGCCGCACGCCCAGCGCACGCACGACGTCACGCGTATAGTGCTTCTGTTCGGGGTCAATTACAACAGCATAGTTGTCGCCGCAGAACCCGACGTAGGTCCCCGGGGCTATGTAGATAGCCTCGACCGCGGACTCATCGTAGACGACTCCGTCGCCACCCAGCGAAAGATCACGCTCTCGCAGTAGGCGAATCAGTTCGGCTCGGTGGTCCGTGGCTACTTCTGCGCCCATAGGTCAGATACGGCGGTGCCTTCGCACACAGCGCGGTCGTCCGTGCGCCGGCGGGTCAGTCCGGGCAGCACCCGGCCACCGCCATGATCCCAGCGGCTGAACTCAGCGCAGACCGCCGGCCAGTTGTTCTGCAAGGCGTACCGCTGCAGGGTGGATCCGCACACGACCTGCGGGCCGAGGTTGTAGGTGGCGTCGATCGCCGCACCCTCGATCTGAGGCAGCTTGGGCATCGGCAGGCAGCGGTTGACCGCCGCCCGGGCAGTGGCGATGTCCTGATCACGGAACGCCGTGCACTCCGCAGTGGTATAGATGCGCTTCGGGTCGACGCGCCCGGTGTGCCCGTCGCAGACGGTCCATACGCGACCGTAGGGGTCCCAGTAGGGCTTATGCACGTTCGCCGCCGGCTCGTACTTGCCGATCAGCGTGCCGGCAATGGCCAGCGCCAGAACACCCGCACCCAACCCGCCTTTGACTTTATTCGATGCCATCGGGATCACCCGTAGTTTTTGGGCGTGTTCTTCAGTTTGTTCTGGCTGTAGAGGCGACCCACGATCACGCTCAGGAAGATCGCCGAAGCGATCAGGAATACGGCCCACGGCGGCAGCACGCTCGCCCACTGGGCTGCAGACGAGCTCAGGGCCAGCGCCGCGCCCACCGCGCCGAACAGGGTGGCTGCGCTACCAGCGATCCATACCGAAGCCCACCTGCGGGCTTCACGCCAGTCAGACACAAGGTGCGCTTCTATACGCTCGCGGAGGGCCATCATTCTCTTACCCTCGCCGCAGCAAAAGCCTGCTCAAGCGCGGCAATCCGGCGGTTGCGCTCTGCGCCACCAACCTCGATCTGGGCGACGCTCTTGGTCAGGGAGGGGACATCGATCAGGGTAGCCTGGACTTCGGTGAGTTGAACCTGCAGCCGGGCGATGGCGAGGTTCTGGTTGTTGACTGAGGTGGCCATCCAGATGATCCCGGCAACGGCAATACCTTCAATGATGGTACGCACTGAGAACGTGCTTGGAACAGGCGACGTGGTCGGTGGTGTCAGATCCATGGCGTCTCTCATGATGGGGTAAAGGGTGCTGTGCGTAAGATATGACATTTCGCCCCAGTTATATAGGCGGTTTTTGTCACAGTCCCAGCGAGAGAAGTTTCGCCGCGTTGTCGATCTGCGCTTCCAGTGCGTCTGCGAATGACTGTGCGGCTTGGTTCAGGCAACCCTGCTGATACGTCCAGCCTTGGTCAGCCGCCGTGTCGTAGTAGCCCGTGCCATAGGCAGGCGTGCCGGTTGGCGCCCCGCTACCGCTGGTCCAGCCTGCGGGAAGCGTGGTGGCTGTGAGGGTGGTGCCAGCGTCCGG